CTTAACAAACCACTTCACCTTGAGAATGATTTAAAGGAGGAGGAGTTACGCAAAGCATTCGATGAGACAATGGGTAACAAGAACTTCTATACCTATGATCACTTCGGAAGTACGGAGAGTGATAACTTGTTAAGTAAGATACGCTACCTGTGCAAAGGACTAGGTTGTAAGTGGATATTCCTTGACCATCTATCTATTGTAGTTAGTGGTATCCAAGGAGATGATGAACGACGGTTAATTGATAATACGATGACACAACTTAGAAGCTTAGTAGAAGAGACTGGATGTGGAATGGTGTTAGTATCTCACCTTAGAAGACCACCAAATGGTGGAGGACATGAGGAAGGAGGAGTCACTAGACTTGCAGACCTTAGAGGTAGTCATTCGATACCACAACTTAGTGATATGGTAATAGGACTAGAGAGAAACCAACAAAAAGAAAACAATAACGAAACAAAAGTAAGAGTCTTAAAGAATAGATTCTCAGGAGAAACTGGACTAGCTACTACCTTGTTCTACGATCAAGACAGTGGCAGATACACAGAAGATGAGAATGTATTTAAAGACAAAACAATAACAACCAACGGTAAAGATCCGTTTTAATAAAATGAAAATACTATTCTTTGATATAGAAACCAATGCCATCGAGGACTTCACTAATCTGAGTGACCTCAAGGTATGCCATTGCATATCCATCTACGATCCTATAGCAGCTAAGATGATTACCTTTGAAGGTGAAGGGATAAAGGAAGGACTTAATATGTTAAGCAAAGCAGACAAGATCATAGGACATAATGTGATAGGGTTTGATCTACCTGCGTTAGCTAAGTTGTACAACTTCCATCCACCTTTGGTCCGAGTACAAGACTCGCTTGTTATGAGTAGGTGTGTACATCCTGACCTTAGAGAAGATGACTTCAAGCGTAAGAACTTTGAGCCTTCTATGATAGGCAGTCACAGCTTGAAAGCTTGGGGACACAGGATGGGTGAGATGTTAAAGCTTACTTACGGAGAAGAGGAAGGAGCATTCGATCACTACAACGAAGAGATGAAGAAGTATTGTGAACGAGATGTGTTAGTAACCAAGACCTTGTATGAATATTTAACTAAGCTTGAACCTAGTAGAAAGATGTTAGCTATTGAACATTGGTTTGCTTACGTTATCAGATTACAAGAGAGCCAAGGTTTTGCTTTTGATATAGATAAAGCTGAACAACTGGAGCAGAAGTTAAACGCAATCCGAGCAAAGCTACAAGATAAGTTACAAGAGATGTTTGAACCTACCGTCAGGAAGATGAAGACTCCGAAGGGATACTCATTAACTATTGAACACATGGATGGAGTCGAGGTAATCACAGCACCTACTAAAGTAGAACTTAAAAATATACTGAAGAGTAGAGGCATGGTACAGAACTTAGTTAACAAAGCTGAACCACTAGATGTAAAGGAGGAGATCATACCTTTTAATCCTGGCAGCAGACAACAGATTAAAGAAAGACTTGAAGCTTTGGGTTTTAAAATGCCTGTATCCAATGACGGAAAGACTGTGAAGATTGATGAGTCTACTTTAAAATCTATTAACCATCCATCAGCGAAGCTTTTGCTGGAGTATTTGTTAGTAGTCAAAAGACTAGGGCAACTAGCTGAAGGCAAGAATGGATGGTTAAGATTAGTTAAGAATGGCAGAATCCACGGACGAGTCAACACAAACGGAGCAGTCACAGGTAGATGTACTCATAGCTTACCCAACCTAGCACAAGTACCAGCTACAAGAGCAGAGTACGGTGAGGAGTGTCGTTCTTTATTTATAACTAAAAAGGGATACAAGTTAGTAGGTGTTGACGCTAGTGGTTTAGAACTTCGTATGCTTGCACACTATCTGTCTACTTGGGATGGAGGAGAGTACACTAAAGCTATCCTTGAAGGAGACATACACTCTGTTAATCAAAAGGCAGCAGGGTTAAAGACTAGAGACCAAGCTAAGACATTCATCTATGGATTCCTTTACGGAGCAGGTGATGCAAAGATAGGAGAGATTGTAGAGGGTACAGCACAAGATGGTAGTAGATTAAAGAAGAAGTTCTTATCTAACTTACCTGCGTTGAATATGCTTAAACAATTAATCCAACAGAAGGCAGAACAGAATGGATGTTTAACAGGACTAGACGGTAGGATACTACCTATAAGAAGTGAACACGCTGCACTTAATATGTTACTTCAATCTGCTGGTGCTGTCCTTATGAAGGTAGCTTTAATTAAACTACACACCAAGCTTTCTGAGATCGGATGGCAACACGGAAGAGAGTACGCTTTTGTAGGTAACATACACGATGAGTTCCAAGCTGAAGTTAAACCTGAGTTAGCAGATACATACGGAGAGTTAGCTATCAAAGCAATCAAAGCAGCAGGTAAAGAGTTGAACATGAAGTGTCCTATGGATGGTGAATATAAAGTAGGAGAGTCATGGGCAGAGACGCACTAAAACAAGAACTTGAGTTTGATTACTACTTGTCCCTTGCGGACTTGTATGATACAACTGAATTAAATGTTCACTGGGATTGGAAGAATGAACACACTAATAATCTTATGCCCTCATCAAAGACCCAACGAATCGGAGCAATAGCAGAGTCAAGGTTTACAACTGAGTGTTTAGAGCGAGACTTTGAACCTCATTTACCTACTACACCTATGCCTTGGGACTTCATTGTCACTTGCCCAGCAGGTACTTTAAAGGTACAGATCAAAGCATCAGGTAGTAAAACATCAGCTAATTCATATCATATAAACAGTGGATCAGGATGCACAGGGAAGTCTTATATGTGTGATTCGATAGATGTGGTAGGTTGTTATATTGTACCTGAGAAGATGTGGTGGTTAATACCAAGAGAAGAAATAAACGGAGTAACATTAAAGTTAAGTCTCCTACCTGATAGTAAATCAAAATATAAAAAACACCAAGAGAACTGGAGCATATTCTATGAGTAAAACAACCATACTAATTGACGCAGATGTATTAGCTTTTGAAGCGTCGATCATAGCACAAGAAAATATACAATGGGAAGAGGAGCTTTGGACTGTACACGCAGACATGGCAGTAGCAAAGGAACGAGTCATTGGAAGGATAGAACAATTCAAAGACTTACTCAAAGCAGATGAAGTAGTGTTAGCACTTAGTGACCGAGCAAACTTCAGAAGGAAACTATTCCCTGAGTACAAGTCGAACAGAAGGAAGTCAGTGTTACCTATCATCTTAAAACCTATGAAGGAATGGATGCTTAATGAACTAGACGCACAACTATGGGCTAACATAGAAGCTGATGATGTGTTAAGTATCTTAGCTACTGAAAGACCTAACAGGTTAGACAAGCGTATCATTGTATCAATAGACAAGGACTTCAAGAGTGTACCAGGAATCTTCTATGATTATAACAGAGAAGAATACCACGAACCTACAGAAGAAGAAGCAGATAACTTCCACCTACTACAATCTTTGATGGGAGATTCAACAGATGGATTCAGCGGAGCAAAGGGAGTAGGAGCTGTGACTGCTAAGAGATGGTTGGATGATAACGGATACACTTGGGAATCTGTTGTTGCTTTGTATGAGAAGAAGGGACAAACAGAACAGGAAGCTTTGATGAATGCGTGGATGGCACGACTACTAAGAAAACAAGAGTACAATAAAAAACAAAAACAAATAACAAAACTATGGACACCGAAGAACTACCAAACTCTGGAGAGAAAGAACATTATACCACTGGTGCGAAGCGTGACAGGGATGCTGGACGGGGACGATTCAGCCTTATTCCTCCAATCGCCCTTCGATCCCTTGCCAAACGATTTGAAGAAGGAGGAAGACTCTACGGAGACAACAACTGGCACAACGGATTCCCCCTCAGTAGATTAATAGATAGTATGAATAGACACTTGTTAGCACTTAGTGAAAGAGATGATTCAGAAGATCACGCAGGTGCTATACTTTGGAATGCCAGTGCTTTCCTGTGGACCGAGGATCAAATAAGAAAAGGTAACTTACCACAAGAACTAGATGATAGGAGTTATAGAACATGATAGCACATATAGAAAAAGAGCAAATAAAAGCGGATGGATTTGATGAAGCTATCATAGGTCAAGAGTATCACGATGGAAGATATGTTTATTCTATTGAAAGAATCTTAGAGATACTTATGTTAAGAGATGACATGACAATGGATGATGCTATGGAGTTCTTTAGCTTTAACATTGGAGGAGCTTACGTAGGAGAAATGACCCCACTATACATATGGATTGGAGACACGGAATAATGGAAGATGAACTAATGCCTCTTATAAGCGAGGCTGTTGTAAAGAGATTGGAAGAATTATTTCCTGACAAATGTCCTGACTTGACGAACTCTGAAAAAGATGTTTGGTTTAAGAGTGGACAAGTGTCTGTAATTAGATTCCTTAGACAAACTTATAACGAACAACTACAACAAAACATTTTAACAAAAGACTAACTATGTGTATGTCACAACCAGATATTCCACCGCCTCCTCCACCTCCAGCACCTCCTCCTCCACCGCCTCCTGTTGCTGAAGCACCTAAGACTGTTAGACAAACACAGCCTAAGAAGAGGAGAAGAGGAGCACAAGCACAGTTAGCAAGGTCTTCTAGACCTACACTTGGTGGTTCTGCTGGTGGTACTGGTGTCTATATGTCTTCTTAATAACAACATAACTATATAATATCATGCTTCGCACACTCTCAAAAAAGACTTTGCTATCATCTGTCACAACGACAGGGGCTGGCAGTTCATTCTCAGTAGAGCGTTCTAAGGGTTGGACCTTTGTAATCGCTTCTTCCGCTGTAACCACAGGAGCTACCGTAGACATAGAAGCCTACATAGGTGGTTCTTGGTATGTCATTCACTCTGAAGCTGTAACAGCTAACGGTGCTATCATGGTCAGAGACGATCACGGACACTACGAACAAATCAGAGGTAATATATCAGCTAGAACAGACGGTACTTATAGCGTCTTTGCAACTGGAACTACTGACTCTCTTTAATTAGATGTCTTTAATCTTTCCATATAGTTCTCAAGAGAAACCTAACAACCAAGTTATAATACCTAATCGTCTTATAAGACCTGAGTTTGGTGAGATATATGATTTCTACGAAAGAGATGGTATGATTTTGACTGAAGGTGAAGAAGCTTTGTTGACAGAAGATGATATGCGTTTAGAAATAGAATAAAATTTAAAATACGATGGCTAATAAAAAGATCTCGGAATTACCCTCATTAACAACTCCAGCAAGTGGCGATCAAATAGCTGTTGTTGATGTTTCAGGGACACCCACTACTAAAAGAGTAACAGCTAATAACTTAATGACTCTTGCTCCTGTTCAATCGGTAGCAGGTAGGACAGGTACAGTAACACTTAGTAACACAGATATATCAGGGTTAGGTTCAGCAGCTACTACTGCAAGTACAGACTATGCAACAGCAGCTCAAGGAGCTTTAGCAGATAGTGCTCAACAACCACCCTCAGAAGGAGCTTTTGTCGATGGTGATAAGACTAAGCTAAATGGTATTGAAGCTGGAGCTGATATTACTGACGCAACTAACGTTACCGCAGCAGGTGCTTTGATGGACTCTGAAGTAACAAACTTAGCAGAGGTAAAAGCTTTTGATTCAACAGATTACGCTACGGCAGCTCAAGGAACTTTAGCGACTAGTGCTACTCAACCAGGTGATAACATATCGACTCTTACTAATGATAGTAACTTCATCGATTCATCAGGAGCACCAGTGCAATCGGTAGCTGGAAGAACAGGTACAGTAACACTTAGTAATACTGATGTTAGCGGACTAGGTACTTCGGCTACTTTAGATGTAGGAACAAGTGCTAATAATGTAGTACAGTTAAACGGGTCAGCACAATTACCAGCTGTTGACGGAAGTAACTTAACAGGTATTAGTTCAGCAGTCGAAGGCACAGCAGTCTTATCAACAGGAGAAACAGGAGCTACTAAATTCTTACGAGAAGATGGAGATGGGACTTGTTCCTTTCAGACAGTTGTAGTTGGAGACGCAGAGTTAAGAGGCACACCTAATCCACATATCGGAGCATTTCCTAATCAGAGTTTAAAGGTTATAGACAATCCTACTCAGTCGGTCGTTGTTATTACTGACTCCGATGGAAACTTAGACTTTGTGGTTAAAACAGACGCATCTAGGGCATACTTAAATACACCGTCAAGTCGGTTAGAATTAACAACAGGTGTGTCAGTGGTCGAAGATTCAACTGAACCTGACATTGAGATTACAACTACATCGGGAACTTACTCTTTAATCACAGGCGATTCGGATGCTTTAGGAGCGAATGGACTACCTGTCAGACAAGGCTTTAACGCTCCCGATATAGGAGCAAACCCAGCACCTCTTTTAATATCAGGTGGAACAATTTCTTAAAAATTAACAACTAAATATTATGGCAACAGTATATATTAAACCAGGTTCAGGTTCAGGTACAGGAACACTCGCTGATCCTTATTTTTATAATCAATTAGGTACAGCAGAAACAGCAGCTGGAAACGGAGGTACTATTTATTTCACAGATGGAGACTATAGTATAAACACAGGCACAACATTGTGGAGAGCATCAGGAGTAAATTATGAAAGCTTAAACTTATATGGTGCTAAATTAACCACCACAAATACTGCATCAGTAAATACAATATATGTAGGACAAACAACAGCAGGAGGTGGGGCTAATACTTTTCAGAAATTTGTAGTTGAAAATTTAAGATTGGGAATGGATGGTGCAGTAAAGCCAACTATAAAGAATAATAAATTTATATCATCTACTGCACTTACTGGCTATGTTTATGGACATTTTTTACTAAATACAATTGGTGTTGGAGCTAATTTCACAGATAACTCTATCAGCTTATCCTACACTGGTGTCGCTAAACCTTTATTTTTCGACTGTCAAACTATAACCTTCGAGCGTAATAGTATTTATCTAGGTCTAACTGCTATTACATCAGGCACGGTCACAGCAGGACTCCCTTCATCGGGAATGAAAAACAATATTTGGATGAGCGATGACACAGCGGCTTGTAATTTCACATTAGCATCAGCGTCTACATTTAGTTGCTTCCATCAAATTGGTAGTAGTAACACTAGTGGAGGGACTGACAATATATTCTCCGATCCTCTATTCGTAGACCCAGCAAATGATGATCTTCGCCTTCGTCCA